CGCAAGAAGAAGACGCAGGAGAAGCTGGTCAAGAACTACAAGAGCCTCAAAAGCACCCGGGCACAGGACGCGCTTGATACCATCATCGAAAACGCCGCCGCCAATGCGGAAATGCCCGAGAATGTCAATGCAGAAGTGCTGCGTTTACTGCAGAGCGGCGAAAGCCTGCCGGAGCCGCTGCAACATGCGGCAGGAGCCGAAACGGCAGCTCTGCACATTGATTTCACGGCTGCGGCGGAGCGTGCGCGGCAACAGCGCAGGGGTAACTACTAACACACAAGGGGGAGAACCATGCAACCAACGATGACCGCTGATGAAGCAAGGGAAGTGCTGCGCGATTATAAGGAGAGAACCGGAAAGTCTCAAAACGAGATATCAAAGGAAATGGGATACAACAATGCCTCGGCATTAAGCCGCTTCCACGCCGGCACATATGATGCCGACCACGAAGTCATCAAGCGCGTGGAGCAGTTTATCAAGATAAGCACCAAGCGCGAAGCCGCACCCAAGAAACCATCTTATCAAGCCATATCAACCAGCGTACAGGTTGTAAACCTCATAGAGCTGTGCCATCACCGCGGCGAGCTTGGAGTGGCCTACGGCGATCCGGGCGTGGGCAAGACAATGGCCATACGCCGGTATGCCAAGGAAAACACAGACGCTATCATCATCACCGTGACTCCCACAAGCGCGACCATCGCCGGGATAAACGAGCTTATTGCTGACAAGCTGGGCTTAAAGGAGAAGGTTACGCGCCGCATCACCGCGGCGATTATCGCGAAGCTGAAAGGCACGGAGCGCGTTATCGTCATTGACGAAGCCCAGCACCTCAAGGCAAAGGTTGTTAACCATCTGCGTAGCATCGTGGACGCAACCGAAAATGAAGACAGCGGAGCGCGGATCGGCATGGCTCTTATCGGCAACGACGAGATCTTCCACGAGCTGAAGGTTAAGCAGGCCGCGGCATACAGCCAAGCGGCCGACCGCATAACCTATTGGGAGCATCTCGTGGCAAAGGAAGTCAGAAAGGACGACATCAGGCTGATATTCGGCGATGCAGAGCTTGAGGACGAAGCTCTGGAGCTTCTCCACAAGATAAGCACAGCGGTTTCAATCAGGAAGGCCGTGCAAGTTTTCACCAACACTCTGCAGTTGTTTGATATCAGTGAGTATTCCAAACTCACGACGGCACAGCTTGCCACTGTGGCTAAGCAGATGAAGATTAAGGTGGCCGTGTAGCCGACCCGGGGGTGAGCGTGTGAAAATTAAGTTCAGATACATCCTATGCGCGGTCATAATGGCGGTGTGCGTTGCGCTGACACTTCCGGCGATATGGCTGTCGTATCACGCGAGAGGCTACATAGCCATCGGCGGCGAGTATCTGATCATACCAATAGGAATGATTCTATCCTGCTTCGTTGTAATGATAGCTGATGAGTTAAGCTGGTACAAAACTTCAAGAAACAAGGAGGCCAAACATGGGTAGCAGCACATTTGAACTACAGTCGTGGGACGATGTAGACACGGCTCTGCGGGAGATCCTCGAAAGCGAAGTGAGCTTGAACGACATCGAGGGCAACTTAAAACTTGCCAAGGCCGCGGCAACTGAACACGCCGCGGCACTTGCCAAACCGCTGCAAGACAGAATTAAAACCCTGGAAGTGTTGGTCGAAGCTTTTGCAAAGGCCAACAAGGCGGAGATATCCGGCAAAACCAAGACGCTCAACCACGGTTCAGTAGGTTTCAGGCAGAGCAGCAACATATCCGTGCCTTCAAAACAGCTTGATTCCATAATCAGGAATCTGCGTAAGTACGGAATGCACGACTGCATAAGTACACCCAAGGAAGGTGTGTACAAGGATGTTCTGGGGCGGTATTCCGACGAGGACATCATCAAGGTCGGTGCTTCGCGCAAGGTTGAGGATAAGTTCTGGATGGAGACCGACAAGGAAAAGCTTAGGAGGTAGGCCATGTCTGCGATGTCCGACGCCCAGCGACGTAAGATCTTCAAGTTAAAAGCCGAGCATGGTCTGGACGATGATACTCTTCGAGCTTACATCCATTCGCTGGTGGGCAAGTCTGGCCTCAAAGAGCTGACTATGCGTGAGGCCATCCAAGTAATAGACGCTCTTGCAGGCACCAAGGCCAACGCGCCCGGGCGGATAAGCTGCAAACAGCAGAAGTATCTCGAAGGGCTGGCCAAGCAGTACGGCTGGGTTAGCGAGGACGGAGAGCCCGACATGCAGCGGCTTAACGGCTGGCTGGAAAAACGTTACAAGGTCAGCTCCGTCCTATGGCTTACGCAAAGAAATGCGTCAGATGCTATCGAAGGGTTAAAGGCGATGATAGACCGTGAACGCAGACACGAACCGCAAGAACCCCCGCACCACACCCCACAAGCCGGTGGATGAAGTAGTAAAGGTTGTGTATAACTGGTGCGCCGACCCAAAGCATGGCGAAACATACGATACCGCCACGCTGGGAGTGGACGGCGTTATCCTGATCAACTACATCAACGGCAACGATCGGCACTACTGTGATATCTGGATAGAGGACGGCAGCGGCGGGAGGATGGAGCGCGTTTTCAACCTTAACAAGGTTATCATACAGCTTCCGCTGGTGCCGGCAGAGGAGACCGCATATGATTAAGAGCCACACAATAGCCAAGGAGCGTTGGCAGTTTGCCGTAGCAGGCCTTACGGCATCAGCCCCGTTAATGGCCGCCGTTATAAGAAAAAAGAACTTCGCCGGCCAAGGCGAACAGGCCGCCGAGCAATACCTCTCCGATATAGAGCTTGCTGTATGCGCCATGAACTACGTCAGCGAATTTGCCGCAGATAGCGTAAGGTTCGTTTCGCAAGACGACGCAAGCTTTGAAGCCGCACTTCAAAAACTTCGAGACCTGGGAGGAATAAGATGACCAGTACCGTACGAGTAGAGTACCAAGGCGGTATACACCAACTACAGGCCACAAACAACAACGGCAACCATGCCAGCCCCGTGGGCGCGTTTTCAAAAATCTTCGGCGAGCTGCAGGCTCCTGTCCGCGCTACGGCAGAGTCGGCTGGCAACAGCGTGTTCTTCGACAACGTAACGCAAACCATCATCATAACAGACGCCCTGCCCGGCGGCATAACCAAGGCCGAGCTTGACATCCTGCACCGCATAACCCAGGCGGAAGCCGGCGGCGAGGACATACATGGCCGCATACTGGTCGTCAACGTGATCATGAACAGGGTACATAGCGACCTGTTCCCGCAGACCAACAGCATCAAGGAAGTTGTGTTCGCCCCGAACCAGTTCGAACCCACGCGCAACGGCGCGTTCGCCCGAGCCGTTGTATCCCAAAGCACTAAGGAAGCGGTGCAACGCGCCCTTCACGGTGAGGATCACTCACACGGTGCGTTGTTCTTCCGTTCAACCCGAGGGCTGCGCGGAAGCTGGCACGAAACATCCCTCAACCACATCTTCACCCACGGCGGACACGCCTTCTTTAAACCAAACTAAAACAATTATCCATTGTCCATTAACCCGAGAGGCGGTGTGTTTGTGAAGATTACTGACCTCATAACAAAGCACGACCTTGGCGAACCTTACGACCGCCTTTCGGATTTCTTGGAGCTTGATGAGATCGTGAGACTGGAACAGGCATACAACGGCCAGCAAGTAAGGTTCAACCGACAGAGTAGTAACATTACGAATGAGTATCCCGAACTTGTAGCCGCCGTTGGGGTTCACAAGGCAAAGATTGTCGTCAATGTGTTAGGGGATATGCGCATTTACTTCCCCACTCTGCGAAAATCTGCTCGCGAGAAAATAAAGAACTTGATATCTTCCGAGTTTAACGGCTACAACTTTCACCAGTTGTCACGCAAGTTTGGGTATTCGGAACGCCATACGCGGCACATATTAAAAGGGCAGCCGAGGCATTCCTTGGTAGACAAGAATCAGCTCACGTTATCGGATCTGCTGTAAATACAGTTGAGATTCTCAACCCCCATCAGCTTACGGAAATGATAAGATATTGGTAGAAGCGAAAGCTGACACCGATATCTTTTTTTTACAGGCTACATAGGCTTTAGGAGGGCTTTACATATGGGCGGGAGAACCAAAATCTTTATAGACGCAGGCCACGGCGGAGCAGACCCGGGTGCGGTCGGCAACGGCATGAGGGAGTCTGACATCAACTTTGAGGTCGCCGAGATGCTGGGCGAACTTCTGTCGGCCAACGGCTTCAAGATTATGCTGTCGCGCCCGGCCGTTGATGCCAACCTTGAAGCCGACGGACGCTTGGGCATTAGCACAAGGGCGCGGATGTCCAATACGTGGGGCGCGGACTACTTCATATCAATCCACACCAATGCCGCCGGTGGTACGGGAGCCGAGTCCTTCTACTGGAACAGCACAGCCAAGAAGTTTTCGCAGACAGTGCTTAAAACCTACTGCAAACAGATGGCTCTGCGCAACCGCCGCAATGAGATGACCGACCGCTGGGGCGTAATCCGCGATACCAATTGCCCCGCCATCCTGTTCGAGCTTGCGTTTATAGACGCACCCGCAAACAAATCCGACGTAACCATACTGCGGTACAGGCGGCGGGAAATGGCCGAAGCTCTGGCCAAGGGCGTATGCAACTACTTCGGCATTGTGCCGAGATTGAACACTGCCACCGCCGCCGATGGGCGCGGCGCGGGACTGAACCAAACTGTGCGCATCAAATATAGAGGCCGTGTAACCATCATCAACGCTACCAACACAGGAGGACGCTTCATCACCAATTTTGCGGAGATGGCCAAGGTATTCCCGGATGCAGAAATACCTGTACGAACAACACTGGAATCGGCAGGGAAAACCGTGAACTGGAACGATACCACGCGCACAATAGTCGTCACATAGGCAACACTCTAAATTCAGGAGGTGGAACAACGTGGAGTACACAGGTTATGCGGCACTTATCGAACTTATCACACACCTTGGGCTTGTGCCGGCGATATTGGGAGGTTTCATGCTCCTGTTCTTCAAGATGGAGAAACGGAGCGAGCAGAAGCGCGACGAGCAGACAGCCGCCAAGGACGAACAGATAGCCGCAAGGGATGAATTCTTCAAACGGGAGATGCAGGATTCTAACGAGACATTCAGGCGGCTGATGGACACGCATTTGGCCGAGGGCGTACGCCGCGAGGAACAGCTGCGCCAAGAGGCCGAGAAGCGCGAAAGCATCCTGCGTCAGGAAACCGAGAAACGAGAAGCGATGTTTATGAGAACCATCGATCGCTTCGGAGACAACATGGACAAGCTGTCCGATTCCATCGGCGAAATGAGCAAAACTCTGGTGCAGATGGACTACAGGCTGGGCAGCATCGAAAGGAATCAATTCGGACACGAATCCGGCCAGAACCAAGGGAGGCACAATAGATGAGCCTGCTAAACGTGGCAAAATCAAAGTCTCTGCGCGGCGACATCATCAGAAGTCTCTACGACCTCTACGACACTGCCATCCCGATCAGCAGGGTTCACGATCTGCTGCGCTACAAATCCTTTTACAACAAGGAGGACATCAGGCGTGCCGTGGGCTATCTGTCGGGAGATAAGAAGGAGTATGTGCAGATAGAACTTAACGACAAGGACTACGGAGCTTCGTTTGTAAAGCTGACCCCGGCGGGCATCAATCTGGCCGAGGGTGATATAACAGATATGGGGGTGCAGTTCGGTGAATAGAAGGTTGCTGGAAACGGCGGCAAGCCATGAGCTTAGGGGCTACATACTGAAAGTAGCGCAGGAAGCCAGACCGCTTGGCGCGAGCCTTAAACTGATTGAGTCGGTTCTTAGGCAGTTGCAGTTCGATATCGAAGAATATGACGTTGTTAACGCCTGCGGATACCTTGCGGGCAAAGGCCTGGTGCGTATAACGAGCGTCAGCAACAAGACGCAGGGCATAAGCCGCGACATCGTGCATCTGACACCCGAGGGTGAGGATGTTCTGGACGGCACATGCGTCGTGGACGGCGTGGAAGTTGTAGAGGGGTGAGGCCATGCCGAAGAACCGAAGCCACGGCAAGATAGACAAGCTTCCCGACACAATCAAGAAGGCCGTCGAGAACAAGCTCCTGGAAGGCTATACCTATCAGCAGATATCCGACCACTTGAAGGAGCTTGGACACGATGTCCACTACTCCAGCGTACACCGTTACGGCAAACCCTTCCTGAAGCAGTTTGAATCGGTGCGGATGGCGAAGGAGTTCGCCCAGCTGCTGGCTGAGGACAACGCCGAACGCCCGACGACTGAGCTGCACGAGGCCAACAATGCCTTGATAAGCCATCTGCTTATGGAGATGCTTGTGGACGAGGCTAAACCCGCGGAGGCGAAGCTAAAGACCTACAGGGCGATAGCCAAACTACAGACAGCCCAAGTGCAGAACGAGAGGCTGAAAATCACCAGCCGCAAGGAGGCAGGCACCGTCAGAGCCGCCATGAACATGCTAAAGGAGCGTGTGTTCAAGGAGATACAGGACAATCACCCCGATGTGGTGGAGCTGATGGTCAGGATTGCCGACGAAGTGACGGCGGAATCCGGTCAAAATTAGACCCTGCCGTAATAGCGCGTATAACGCACGTGGTGCGGCTTAGTTCTTCACACATAGCGAAGTGCGAAAATTATCCCGCGAACGAATCTAAACGGCTTCTAAACACAAAATAAACGGCATTGCGTGTGCGTTGTAACTCACGACGTGCAAATACCCCGTCATGCCCAGAAGATTGTCCACAAAAACATTAAGCACAGGTTCTAACCAAACGGGGTGATAAGATGCGTAGGAATGACTGGAGACAACAAGCGGAGAAGCTGTACTTCGGTGAATGTAAGTCGATATCGGACATCAGCTGTGCCGTTGGGGTGTCCAAGGTAAGCCTGTCGAAGTATTTCAACTCCCTGCCACAGTATACCACAGAAAAGAACCAGCGTATAGAGCAACATAGAGCCAGCCGCAAATCGTACTCCAAGGAACACAAGAGAGCGAGCCGCCGGAAGAACCGCTATGGCAGTATCTGCGGCGACACCATACGGCGCGAACATGCAACGGCAGTGAAAATTCTATCGGGGGAGCGTTTTTGCAATGAATAGCATCTTCACAGAGTTTAGAGACCATTTCCAAAGTGCAAACAACCCTGATACGGACAAGTACAAGGCGGCACAGGATTCCTTTTGGGCGTACTGTAAGCTGCTGGATCCCAAGTTTTTCAAAGACGGCCGCCCACATCTGCGAACCATTGCAGAAACGTTGCAAGCTCTGTACGAGGGGCGTATACGCAAGCACACAGACCGATCTCCTTGGCAAATATACACCAAGGCCGAGACAAAGGAGATTTTCGCGGGCAGTGGTGATGACAACATCATCTGCAGACAGCTTATGATGAACATACCGCCGAGACACGGCAAGTCCTACAGCTTGACCTTGTTTACACAATGGATGCTTGGGAAAAGCACACAGAACAAGGTCATCACCGTGTCGTATAATGATATCCTCTCGACAAGGTTTTCAACAATGGTTCGTGACGGCATCGACGCGACCAAGATTGACAAGAGCTGGGTCATCTTCGCGGACGTGTTCCCAAGTGTAAAAATCAAAGACGGAGACGGCGCGAAGCAGATATGGGCTTTGGAAGGCTCTTTTTTTAATTACCTCGGCACGGGCTTTGGCGGCACTATCACGGGCATTGGCTGTAACATCGGTATCATTGACGATCCTGTCAAGAACGCGGAGGAAGCGTACAATGACAATGCGTTAGAGAAGCAATGGATGTGGTACGGCGATACATTTGTGTCACGCCTTGAAGAGGGCGCGATACAGATTGTCAACATGACGCGCTGGTCCACAAAGGATATATGCGGGCGGATACTTAGCAGTGATGACGCGCCCGATTGGTATGAGCTTACAATGCAGGCTTATAACCAAGAAACCGGCACTATGTTATGCCCAGAGCTTTTAAGCTACAAAAGCTACATGAAGAAAAAGCGCGTTATGTCACCCGATATCGCCGAGGCCAACTATCAGCAGGAGCCTGTAGATGTGCAGGGCAAGCTGTATACCACGTTAAAAACGTATACCGAACTGCCCAAGGACAGCCGCGGTCGCCTGCTTGCGGAGCGTACCATCAACTACACAGATACCGCCGATACAGGCAAGGACTTCCTGTGTTCCATCAATGCCATCGAGTACAACGGCGAGGCATACATCACCAATGTATTGTTCACCGACAAACCTATGGCCGTGACAGAGCCGCAGCTTGCCAAGATGCTTAACACAGACAACGTCAACATTGCCTATATCGAGAGCAACAGCGGAGGCGCGGGGTTTGCGCGTAATGTCGAGAGGCTGATGTGGAATGAGTACCGCAGCAAGAAAACGGTTGTCCGGACATTCCACCAGAGCAAGAACAAACAGGCGCGGATCCTGGCTAACAGCAGTTATGTTATGGAACACATCTACTTCCCCGTAAACTGGGCGATACGCTGGCCGGAGTTCTACAAGGCTCTAATGACATACAAGGCCAAGGGCGGCAACAAACACGACGATGCCGCGGACGGTCTCACAGGCATTGCCGAACATATCGGCACAGAGGCTGAAATTGAATTTCTGACATAGGGGGCGGTGCGTTTGTCACACAACATGGAAGCCATACACTCGCGGCTGCGGGACGGCGGCTATGCCATTAATTCAGACTTCATCCTCGAGATGATCGCGGAACACGACACAGAGGTTATGCTGAAGGGTGTGCGCTACTACCAAGGTTACGGCGACATCACCAAGCGCGAGATGTACTATTACGACAGCAACAAACAGCGCGTGACGGACGAGACCAAGACCAACAAGAAGCTGGTCAACAACTGGCATAAGCTGCTGGTAGATCAGAAGGTCAGTTATCTCGTGGGCAGGCCGATGGTGTTTTCAATTGACAGTGGACAATTGACACCGGACAATGATTTTGCTGACAAGATAGAGTTGCTTCTTGGGGATGAATGGGATGATGTTGTGGCGGATATTGCCACCAATACCAGCAACAAGGGTACGGAGTGGCTGCATGTCTACATTGACCGGCAGGGCTACTTTAAGTATGCCATCGCTCCGGCGGAGGAAGTTATACCTGTTTACGAATCAGCCTTACAGAAGAACTTGGAGGCTGTCCTTCGGTACTATAGTGTCAGGAGGGGCGGCAAGGATCGTTACCGCGCCGAGTGGTGGACAAGGGAAACCGTCACCGTCTACATAGAGGGCGAGGACGGAGGGTTTGTTCTCGACACCGCCGAAGCTGAAAACCCGGCACCGCACTACAATCACGGCACAGCACCAAGCGGTTGGGGCAAGGTGCCGTTTATCGAGTTCCCCAACAACAGCTTCCGAGCGAGTGACATTACGGTTACAAAGACGTTGGTGGACGAGTACGACGAAGCCTTTTCCGACTTCGCCAACAACAACGCCGAGGTGCAGGAAGTAATCATGGTACTGAAAGGCTATGAAAGCACCGACCTTGCCACGTTCAAGCAGAATCTGGCATACTACAAGGCTATCAAGCTGCGGGCGGACAATCACAGCGGTGTGGACAAGCTGGAGCTTAGCATCCCAGTCGAAGCAAAGAAGGAGCTGCTGGACAGGCTGGAAGAGAATATCTTCATGTTCGGCCAAGGCGTGAACATCAAGACCGACCGCTTCGGCAACAGCCCGTCGGGCGCGAGTTTGGAGTTTCTGTATACGTCGCTGGATCTTAAAGCCTCCATGATGGAACGGAAGTTCAGGCGCAGCGTAAAGCGTCTGTTGTGGTTTACGACAAGCTACATCAACATGGAGTTCGGAAAGAACTACGACAGCAACAATGCCCAGGCTTCATTCCGCAGGAACATGGTACTCAACAACAAGGAGATCGTGGAGACGCTGAAAGCCTCCCGCGACATGATCAGCGACGAGAGCATCGTCAGCCTGCATCCCATGGTTGAGAACACGAACTACGAGTATCAGAAGCTGCTGGAGCAGCGCGAAGGCCGCGCCGACAAGGCTGTTGACCTCACCAAGGTAAACATCCATGAA